GTGAAGTAAACCGTAGAGCAGAGGAGATTAAGAAAGGTTGTGAAAGAGACATCAGAAAAGTCGATGACCGTCTTCGCACGATGGAAAAGAAAATGTGGTCTATTTTTGGTGCTCTGTCTGTTATATCTGTCATCGTTAGTCCAATCGGACAAAAAGTAATACAGAGCTTGACAGTCTCAGATCAAGCTGCTACACTTGATTCAGTTAGGAACCCTGAATGGACTACGTTGAGGACAAATATATTAGATTCCTCAACACGAGGCTAGACAAGTTTAAAAACCTAAAATCTGGAGTATACAACTTCCGTTGTCCCTACTGTGGTGATTCTCAGAAGCATCGCAATAAGGCTCGGGGGTATTTTTTTCTCAAGAAGTCAGAATACATTTACAAATGTCACAACTGTGGTGTAGGTAGATCACTTGGTAACTTCTTGAAAGATCATGCACCAGACTTACATGACCAGTTTGTCATGGAGAAATATAGGCAAGGCATGACAGGAAAAGGTAGGCACACACCTAACCCTAAGTACAAGTCAGCTAAGCCTAACTTTTCACCTGACTTAGAGTCTATTGACAAACTAAATAGAAAACACCCCGCAAGAATATATCTTGAGGAGAGACAGATCCCACAAGAAAAGTTGTCCTCATTATTCTACACGGAAAGGTTCAAGACTTGGATTAACAAGAAGAAACCAGGTACATTTCAGAGTCTCCAGAATGATAGACCACGCATCATAATTCCATTAATAGGTAAGGATGGTAAGTGGTTTGGTGTGCAAGGTAGGTCTCTCCTACCTAACACTACGATGAGATACATAACCATTCTGTTTGACGAAGACAAGCAGAAAGTATTTGGACTTAATAATGTTAAAGAAACCGAACCAGTCTACGTCGTGGAGGGACCGTTTGATTCCCTCTTCTTGGATAATTCCATTGCGATGGCTGGGAGTGATATTGATTGCAGGACGTTTGGTTGGGGCAATTATATTTGGGTTTATGATAACGAACCTCGTAACAGACAAATCATCGACAGACTCGACAAGTCCATCGACAGAGGAGACAAGGTAGTTATTTGGCCTAAGTCTATGAAAGAGAAAGACATTAATGATATGTTTCTCAAGGGATATAATGTACAACAGTTGGTAGACAGTAACATCTACCAAGGATTACAAGCAAAAATAAAATTAACCGATTGGAAAAAAGTATGACCAGTAGCGTTATCAAAAGAAATGGTGAAGCCGCACCTTTAGATTTGGACAGGGTTCATCATATTGTAGAACATGCTTGCCATGGATTAGCAGGTGTGTCTGAATCACAAGTAGAAATGAATGCAAATTTACAATTCTTTGATGGAATTGAGACTAAGGATATTCAAGAGATTCTTATTCGTTCTGCTAATGATTTGATTACGTTGGAGAATCCTAACTATCAATTCGTTGCTGCTAGACTTCTTCTATTTGGATTAAGGAAGGGAGTTTATCATGGACATCCTGACCATCCACCACACCTTTCAATACACATTGAGAATTGTATCAAGCAAGGTGTATATGATCCTGCTATTGCAACTCAGTATAGTCCTGAGGAGTGGGATGATATTAATAATTACATAGACTATGACAGGGATTACTTATTTACCTATGCGGGTCTCCGTCAGGTGGTAGATAAATATCTTGTACAAGATAGAAGTAGTGGGGAGATCTATGAGACTCCACAGCAAATGTATATTATGATTGCTGCTACTCTATTCCAAAACTATTCCATCGAAACTAGGATTTCCTACGTTAAAAAGTATTATGACGCAATCAGCAAGCACAAAATCAACATCCCAACACCAGTCATGGCAGGGGTCAGAACACCCATTCGTCAATTTGCATCTTGTGTTTTGGTTGATACTGATGACACCCTCGATAGTATCTTTAGCAGTGATATGGCTATTGGCAAATATGTCGCACAGAGGGCTGGTATCGGTATTAACGCAGGTAGAATCCGTGGAATCGGATCTAAAATCAGGGGTGGGGAAGTTCAACACACAGGTGTTGTCCCCTTCCTTAAAAAATTCGAGTCAACTGTTAGGTGCTGTACTCAAAACGGTGTCCGAGGAGGGTCAGCTACTGTCCACTTTCCTATCTGGCATCAGGAAATCGAAGACATCCTCGTCCTCAAAAACAACAAAGGAACAGAAGACAACAGAGTCAGAAAGTTAGATTATAGTATACAGATAAGTGAATTATTCTATCAAAGATTCATTGACGACAAGGAGATTAGTCTTTTTTCTCCTCATGATGTGCCAGGGTTGTATGATAGTTTTGGTACAAAAGATTTTAATGACTTATACTTAAAGTATGAATCAGATGAGAGCATTCCTCGTAACACCATCGGTGGGCAGGAGTTATTCCTTGACCTATTGAAGGAGAGAGCAGAGACAGGTCGTATATACATTATGAATATTGACCACTGCAATGAGCACTCATCCTTTAAGGACCATGTATACATGAGTAACCTTTGTCAGGAGATTACTCTACCTACAGAACCTATTCATCATATAGATGATGATAATGGAGAGATTGCTTTGTGTATTCTATCTGCTATCAACGTAGGTAAGATTACAAACACAGATCAACTTGAAGAGTTATGTGATCTATCTGTTAGAGCATTAGAAGAACTAATAGACTATCAAAGATACCCTGTTAAAGCAGCAGAGGTAAGCACCTTAGCACGTCGCTCATTAGGTATAGGGTTCATAGGTTTAGCACATTATCTTGCTAAGAATAAAGTTAACTATGCTGACCCAGAAGCATGGCAGTTAGTCCATGACCTAACAGAATCATTCCAATACTATCTCCTTAAATCATCTAATCAATTAGCAATAGAGAAGGGAGCATGTGGTAACTTTTCACGTACAAAATATCACGATGGTATCCTTCCAATAGATACATATAAGAGAGACGTAGATAACATCGTACAGAATAACTTAACACATGATTGGGAATCTCTTAGAGTATCTATCACCACCCACGGTCTTAGGCACTCAACATTGTCCGCACAAATGCCTTCGGAGAGCAGCTCCGTTGTGTCAAATGCAACCAATGGAATCGAACCACCTAGAGACTACCTGTCCGTTAAAAAATCAAAGAAGGGACCTCTTAAGCAGATTGTACCATCCTACCAGTCTCTAAAGAATGACTACACATTGCTATGGGATATGCCTAGTAACGAAGGGTATATTAATATAGTAGCAGTGATGCAGAAGTTCTTTGACCAAGCTATTAGTGGTAACTGGAGTTACAATCCAGAGAATTATCCTAATAATGAAGTCCCTGTATCTGTCATGGCGAATGATTTGTTAACAACCTATAAGTTAGGTTGGAAGACATCATATTATCAGAATACATATGATGCTAAGAAGGATGTAGATGAGCCAGCACATCCAATAGGATGGCATGAGTTTCAACCTACGTCTGGTAATGATATCAATGCATTGTTAGATGAGCTAGCGAATGCAGATCAAGAAGAATGTGAGGCTTGTAATGTTTAGTACAGAAATAAAAGAAGGGACTAAGAAGTCCCATAACGCAGCAGAGAATACTAAGTTTGTATCATCATTCCTTAAGGGTTGTGTAGACCCTGAGGAATATAGGAAGTTGTTAGTCAACTTCTATCATGTCTATTCCAACATGGAAGCAGAGATTCGTGAAACAAATGACCCTTTAGCATCCACATTAAAGCAATGGTGTGTTAAACTTAACAGGTCATCATTCCTAGAGAGAGACCTGAGATATTTCTTTGGTCCTATGTTTAGGGATAACTTAGAACCATCTGAAGCTGCAAAGACTTATGTGCATAGGATTCGTGAGGTCTCAGACAATGACCCTTACTTACTCATAGCACACCACTACACACGTTACATAGGTGACCTGTCTGGTGGACAAATATTGAGAGGAATAGCTAAGAAGGCACTCAACCCACCAGAGGGTGAGGGTTTACACTTCTATGATTTTCCACATATTACAGATGCCAAGGCATTTAAGACTGACTATAGAGCAGCCCTAGATTGTCTGGTGTTAAGTGAGCAACAAAAGAATGCTCTTATTACTGAAGCAAATTATGCTTTCCGTTTAAACATGTATATCTTTGATGAAATCCAAGGAAATACAGGTAAGTCTGTGCTTAAACTCCTTTGGAATACTATCAAAGGTACAGCACAGACACGTCCATGGTAAATGAAATACGAATTTTCACGACAATTCGGACCTGGGTCTGACCCATGGTATGCTAAGATGGAGAGGTGGGCACACCGACAACCAAACTGGTTTGTCAAGTATTTCTCACTCGGTTTCATAGCATGGTTGAAAAAAATCTGGATTGATGGTAAGATTATCCATACCATGAATCAGGTTGATGACCAAACAGCACAACTTATCCAACAGTGGGAGGAAGATGACAGAAGAAAACACGCAGGACACATCCTGGAGACAGGAGTATTTGGAGATGAAGGCTGGTCTATCGAAATTACAAATCCAGTTATTGACAGAGGGACCCCATCAACTAGCACAGGCATGGTTACTCCAAGCGATGCACAACGATTACAACAAGATGAAGGGGATCAAACCTGATTATCCTGATGAAAACACAGGGCAACTACAATCATCCTTCAAAGAGTTTAATAAGAAATGGGACTAACGGTCTTTAATACTACTAAAGTAGACACCACCAAACAACCTATGTTCTTTGGTGCTCCCTTGGGTATGCAACGGTATGATGAATACAAATACCCTGACTTTGATAAGTTAACTCAGACACAACTGGGTTATTTCTGGAGACCAGAAGAGGTTTCCTTACAAAAAGATAGAGCAGATTACAAAACCTTAACAGAGCAACAGAAGCACATATATACAAGTAACCTGAAGTATCAAATTCTCCTTGACTCAGTGCAAGGAAGAGGACCAGGTATGGCATTCAGTCCCTTCTGTTCTTTACCAGAATTGGAAGGGTGCATGGGTGTGTGGGAATTTATGGAGCAGATTCATAGTAGATCATACACACATATTATTAAGAATGTTTACGCAGACCCTAGTGAAGTATTTGACAGCGTATTAGATGACGATAAGATACTAGCAAGGGCTGAGTCAGTCACTCAGGCTTACAATGCTTTTATTGAATATGCAGGTCAGTATGCTAGTGGTAACCTATGGGCTAAAGATGCTCGCCAATCACCAAGTCATGCATGGACAATAAAAGATCTTAAACGTGCTCTTTATCTTGCAATTACTAATGTCAACATCCTCGAAGGTATCAGATTTTATGTCTCGTTCGCTTGCTCGTTTGCGTTTGGTGAACTCAAACTTATGGAGGGATCCGCTAAGATTATCTCTCTCATCGCACGAGACGAAAGTCAGCATCTTGCACTTACTCAGAAAATAATTTACAAATGGAGGAAGGGTGATGACCCTGTAATCCAAGAGATTATGGAGGAAGAAAAGGAAACTGTGACCCAAATGTTTAGGGACGCAGTGGATGAAGAGAAAGAGTGGGCTAGATATCTATTTAAAGATGGCAGCATGATAGGTCTTAATGAGAGATTACTATCACAATACGTTGAGTGGATTGCTAACAGAAGAATGAAAGCAATCAAATTAGATCCGATTTATGACATTCCAGCTAAGAATAATCCTTTACCTTGGACAGAACACTGGCTAAATAGCAAAGGACAACAGAATGCTCCTCAGGAAACTGAGATTGAATCTTACATAGTTGGAGGAATTAAACAAGATGTCGAATCTAATACCTTTAGCGGATTTAAGCTCTGATCTTTGGAAGAAGGTTAGAAAACAATGGTTTAAAGAAGATGAGTCGATGGAAGACACCCGAAGAGAGGATGATCCGCTCGCTGAAAGACCCGAAAGCTGGTATAAGGGACCACTTATCTTTTCTGAAATCCTTGAAGAGGGATTTAAAGAGGCAGAAGAAGTGTACGCCACATCCAGACAATACGAAGTCACGCACGACTCGGAAGGGTGTTAAGAAAAGTATCAAAGATAACAAAAAAACTTGCTAAATAGTCATAGTATGCTAACATACTATTACGTTCAGTCTATTATAGACCGCAAGTAAGCCGACACGGAACGGATTATCGTTCATCCTTATGTATCACATACTACTCAGTTTAATAGCTATCGGTGCACCACTTGATTGTGACCACACTGCTGAGCTATTAGAAAATGTAAGTAACAATCCTAATAAGACCGAGAGATTGGAATTAACAAGGGTTATTATTGCACATACTGATCCAGCATGTTTTCCAGAGGACGCAAATGCCGACTGAAGGAACGGGTTATTCACCCTACCTGAGGACAAGCCAATGGCACAAGTCACTTACCGTGGTGTCAAGTATGACACTAACGATAGTCGCTCTAACAGCAAGAGCAACGCTTCTCTCACATATCGTGGAGTAAAGCATGACAGCAAAGCAGTTGCTGTCTAACTAAATAGTGGGGAGTTTTATCTCCCCATTTTTTATGAAAATTGATACACAAGGGATGACCCTTCCCCTTGATCCAAATTATAAAGGGAAACCACTGAAGGAGCAGCAAGATAATCTTCCTAAAGCAATCATTACTCCTAAGAGATTATTTACTGAGAGTTATGTTAAGGAGATGAAGATCCTTATCAATGAAGTACTAGACGAGAGAGAATATAAGAAACAATTAAGTCAAGCAGTTGACAATCCCACACCTCCTGGTGTATCATACTTTGATGTTGACAAATTCAAACATTGCATTGATGATCCAGAGCCAGATTATCCATTAGAATCTAAATAGGAATACATCTATCCTTTAGTGCAAGGATGGATGGTATGAGATGGACTGGGAGTGTGAAGTTAAAAAGGAATCACTAGAGAATATGATTATTGTTTACGAACAAGAGATTAAAAAACTAGAGTTGGAGAAGAGTGATCTCAAAGCAGAGGTCGAGTTTTTAAAAGAACAATTAGAATATAAAACTTATGGTCAACCGAAAGAAGATAGGGGTGCTGTGTAGCGGTAACGGATCTAACTTCGAGAATATTGTAAGGACATGCACCAAACATGAAGTTGTATTAATGATATACAACAAGAAAGATTGTAAAGCAAGAGCTAGAGCAGGAGCATTAGGTATACCTTCTGCATATAGTAACGATGAGAACTGGATAATAAACGAATTGAAATGGGCGGGTGTTGATATAATAGTATTAGCAGGATGGATGAAGATATTGTCAAAGCATTTTGTAGATTCATTTCCTAGAAAGATAATTAATCTACACCCCTCATTACTACCAAAGTATAAGGGATTACATGCTATTGAACAGGCACTAAATAATGGTGACGAAAAGACAGGGTGCACTGTGCATTATGTCACTGAAGAGTTAGACTCTGGTGAGATAATACTACAAGGTGAGGTACCAATCAAACCTGATGACACTGTTGAGTCACTAACAAGAGCAGTCCACATGAAAGAATGGGCACTGCTACCAGCCGCAGTTGATATGTTATGAAACCGCAAAGTGCGAAAGCGAAAGGAAGAAAGTTCCAGCAGTGGGTGAGAGACCAACTGATAGAGAATAGAAATATACATCCAGAAGACATAGAGTCTAGAAGTATGGGTGCAGGTGGAGAAGACCTGATTATGGCTAGGGATGCTAGACAAAAGTTTCCCTTTAGTATAGAATGTAAGAATCAAGAGAAGTTAAATGTATATGATGCATACGATCAAGCGTGTGCTAATGCAGGAGACCATCAACCTATCCTATTCATGAAGAAGAATAAGAAGAAGGCTCTTGCTGTTGTTGATGCCGAGTGGTTTATAAAACATGTCAGTTTATAGTATGTTTTCCATTCCTATCATTCATTATGAGATAGAGAATTGGGATGTAAATAAACAAAAGATTCTTCAAGCATTACCTAAGGACAACCCTGAACATCAAGCTCCTGAGGATGAAGGTTTGATTACGGATTTCTTTGTCAATGCTAAGGAAGGTAACAATGAGTTGCCCTCTTATGCAGACGTAGTTATTGATATTATTAAACCATACTTAGCAGACTTCACTGACCAACGTCGAGTGGAGTTTACTGATATGTGGCATCAAACATATCCTCTAGGGACAGACCATCCTGTGCACAATCATGGTCACAGTGGTTGGTCAGCAATAATATATGTTGACTTTCACCCTGAGATACATAGACCTACTACTTTCTACTCACCATTCTTAAACCCATGGTCGGGTAACGTAGAGACATTTGAACCACCTGCTAAGGAGGGTGACATGTTACTATGGCCTTCAACTATTCTACATGAAGCACCAAGAAACAGGTCTAAAGTACCACGCACTATCATCTCCTATAATCTTAGAGGTAAGGTTGATGTAGTTAAGAGGGAGCTGTGGCAAGGAGATCCAATAAGAAAAGTTTATGTGAAAAGAGATGCATCTAACATATGATATTAGATCTCATATAGATCCACATAAGATAGACCAGTTTAATGCTGAGATATTAGATGTAGTAAAGAGAAGCACTAGACTACCAGTTAAAGGTGGTGGTCAGAGGACAAGTTGGTTTTGGGGTTTTGAAAATAGAACTCACCCAACAGTTGCTAAGTTAATGGATTGGATAGAGGAAATCATACCTATGGCAACAGCAACGTATGCTGAGGGGGAAGGTGGATGCTACCCAGAGAAGATGAAAATCGTAGAGTGTTGGTCTCTGTTATATAATAGAGGTGAGGGAGTGATGAAACATAATCACTTTCCATATACTCTAGCGTTTGTTTACTATGTAAACGCACCTAAAGGATGCTCACCTACTCAGTTAGAATACGAAGAGGTCGAACCAGATCCAGGACAGATGTTAGTCCTACAAGGTAATGCATATCATGCTGTACCTCCATCAGATGTGGATGGTAGGTGTGTTGTTGCAGGACTTGCACATTATATCCCATAGTGCTAGAATAAATCGATGAGCGAAGTTGTAACATATAAAGGAAGATTCTGTCAAAGGATTGATGATTTTATATGGGGAGATTTTATAGATACTAAGATCTGTGATGCACTTATGCTTTTCTGGGAGAAGCAGGACATCTTACCTGTCACACCTGGTCAAGTGTATGAGCATGGAGATATTGGAGTCAATAAAGATTACAAAGACTCAATGGATGTGCATATTCCTCATCAGTTGGGTGTACCAATGGTGCAGGAATATAATCAAGCACTACAGGAGGTGCTAACAAAGTATTGTGAAAGGTTCCCTTTCTGTGAGACCTCACGGTTTCAGATAGTGGAACCTCTTAGTTTACAATGTTATCCTGTAGGTGGTGGATTCAAGGAGTGGCATACCGAAAGGTTAAGTCCTCTACCAGGTAATGTATACAGACACCTAGTCTTTATGACATACCTTAATGATGTGCCAGATGGAGGCACTGAATGGTACCACCAAGACAAGTATGTCCCTGCTCAAAAGGGTTATACTGTCATATGGCCTGCCGATTGGACTCATTTCCATCGAGGTCGAGTCAGTCACACATCGGAGAAACAAATCATAACAGGTTGGTTCTCTTTTATATAAAGGAAGAATGGCACTAAAGGATCAAGGGGCAATCCCTAAAGAATCTCAGGATGAAACATGGAATCGAGCACTTGATATCTTCATCGAGTCTGTCCATAAACCTGATGATTCACTACGCTCTTGTGCACACAATCAAAAGTGCTATAATGAGCTTATGTTAATCAGAGATGATATCATAGAACACTTACACACACTGAGGAAAAAGAAATGACTTGTGGATTACATGATAAATTTGAAACTGCTGTGGATGCTGTTAAAGAAGCATTCAAAGCTGCTGTAGATGATAAAGGTTTTGATAGGGGTACTTTGGGTGAGGTTTGGAGACACTATCAAGGATTACAAACTATTCAAGAGAGTCTTGGAGGATTATCAGAAGGAAGAGGTGTTGACATAAGCTTCACACCAGATATAAACTTAGAAGATAACATTACCTTCACTACTGATGGGTATGGTGCTGCTGATACTATCACTATCCCTGACTCATATGGCAGTGATGTCATAACCTTTGGTGATATTACAGATAAGGAAGAGTAATGGACATCGTGGTACCCACACCCTAGGGGCTTGACAAGACCTTAAGGTTTGCTATATAGTATTGTTACGTTACTTAACAAAAGTAAACATTATGACACAATCCGTGGCAAAAAGGTACACAACTACCGAAGATGGAGGAAGACAAAACATCTACTCTATCGAACCACAAATCGAGGTCTTAGAAGACCAAGATTATTGGAAGAATGCTGAGTTACTCAATGGTCGCCTTGCGATGATTGGTTTAGTCGCAGCAGTTATCAACTACTCCATCTTTGGATGGATCATTCCAGGATTTGCTTAGTCGAAGCAGGTCTCTTACAAATTTCTACCCCTATTAATCTAAGAAAATGACACCAGAAGCAGAAAAGTTTAACGGTTGGGCAGCCATGATTGGTTTCGTCGCAGCAGTAGGTGCTTACATCACCACAGGACAAATTATTCCAGGTATATTCTAATGAATAACGAAGGAACATACGATATGTTTTGGAGAGCAAATGGAAGAGCGACTATGGTCCTCTTCTGGGTTGGAGTAGGTGTGTATACCTACCTCAAATATTTTAATTACTAAATAGTTATTCACAAAAGTTAACATACCAATGAGCGACTTTACAGCCGCAACAGACAGTATATCACCACTAATGGCACTCCTCTGGGTTTTCTATCCTATGGGTGCTTTAGTCTTGATTGAGCTCTTCTTAAGAGCACTCAATGGAGATGATGACGATGATGATCAAGGTGGTGGGATATTAACACCAGTATTTCAAGGAGCAGAAGCGTAATGCCTTTTATTTTTTTCGGTTGCATCCTAGCAACAGTAGCATTTACTGACATAACTTGGATGGTAATCCAATGACATTCTTAATAGCAGTAATGTCTTTCGCCAACTTTCTCTTCTATCCCTTGGTGATTGGTACAATTATAGCTGTTGTTATAGAGCAAATATTCAGACAGATAGGGAATGAAGACGACCCTAAAGCAGTAAGAAACGTTATGCTTTCTATGGGAATTAGAAAGTATCTTTACAGACAAGCATGGACCTTTAATTTGATATGGTTCTTTGCTTATTTTATATTATTATTTGTAGTAAAACCAGGGGCATCATCGATGCCAGATATGATATGGGAAGGCTAGAAACCACATTAATAACTGTCCCTCAGGGGTTGCATGGATTACTAGAATTTGGTATGATATGTGCAATAGGTTTTATTGTATTCTAAAATGATTGAAGGTTGGAATTTAGATGATGGTAAGTTAGAGCAACGTAAGTTATGTCTAGCATGTTTTAGTAAGGCAGGATTGGGGATAAATAAATCCATCTATGAATTTTGTCAAGACTATATTGAGTCAGGTAAGTTAGAACAATTCCTACCTACCCAACAAAATAATATGTTACAAGATGAAGTAAAGAAATACGATGGTGACTATCTTCGTATGACATGTGATGCTATAATGAAAGAGTATAATAATAAATGAAAGTTGTAATCGTTGGTGGTGGTACTGCTGCATGGATGGCAGCTGCTGCACTCGCAAAAACATTTCCACATTATGATATCACCTTGATTAAAGGTGGTGACCCTATAGGAGTGGGTGAATCTACAACTCCTCACATCAATCAATACCTAAAGTATATGGGTATAGATGATAAGACATTCTTATTGGCAGCGAGAGCAACATATAAATCATCATCAAGATTTGAAAACTTTACTGAGTTAGACCACGTTTTCCATTATCCTAATGGACAATCACAGGCAATAGGTTTAACTGATGCTACCTTCCATGATTGGATGTGTGCAAAGGCATATGGACTCCAACCTCCTCCCTTTGCTGATGTCTTCATGCCGTTCGTAACGGTGGCAGAAGAAAAGAAGATGCCAATTAATAATTCTCTACTCTTCCCTTATGATTTATCTAAAGACAGGTCATTCCACATCGATGGCAGTGCGTTCTCTACCTATCTACAAGAAACTTTTTGTAGTAATGTTAGAGTGGTCGATAGTGAAGTTAAGTCGGTTAGTTATAAAGGAGGACGAATACAATTTGTCACTGTGGAGAGAGGAGAGACTGACCTCAGGAACCCGCAAGTTAACGCAGATCTCTATCTCGACTGTACTGGGCAAAAATCTACACTAGGTGGTGCTATGACTCGTTGGATAGATTTTCCTTCTATCCCAACAGACACTGCTGTCATAAGAAAGAGAGAATATACTGATAAAGATAAGGAGATGGTACCATACACCAACGCAAAGGGTATGAGTGCAGGATGGATGTGGACTATCCCAACGTGGGATTATATCTCAGAGGGATATGTATTCTCATCCAAGTATAGGTCACCCGAAGGTGCTATGCATGAGTCAGGTCTCCATAATGGTAAGATAATTAAGTTTAGAAATGGTAAGCAGAAGGAAGCATGGGTAGGTAACTGTGTGATGATAGGTTTATCATATAGTTTCATTGAACCATTAGAATCTACCTCATTATTCTCAGCACACCATGGTATCCTTGCTCTCTGTGATAGTTTGAGAGAGGAACCTGGTATTAATAAGTTTATGAAGGACAGGTTCAATCATAATATGGATGAGCATGTTGAAGGGTGGAAAGAGTTTGTTGAAGCACACTATTACTATTCTCGTAGGACAGACACAGAATTTTGGGAGGAAGCAACCCAGAGGACACACTATGAACCCAAGGGTGCTCACGATTTAGTCCGATTCCACATGGTAGGGGGTGATCCAGTTCAACATGAGGCACAACCCATACTTTACATTTTGGGCGGGGCAGGTTATACTACAGTTAGGAAGAGGTCATATCAGTACTTTGATTATCCTTCTGTCTCCTCTAAAAAGGTTGATGAATGGGTACATCTTTACGAAAGACGTAAGAAACTTGCTGATTCTCTACCTACAATGTATAAATATCTAAAAGAAAACTTCTACTCATGAACATTCTACCAGAAATCTTTGACAAGCAAGCCAAATTTAAACCTTGGTTGTGGGAGAAGTATGGAGATACTTTTGACGATGAAAAGAATCGTAAAAAGAGAGCAGAGAATGAAGCAGAGTTGAAGTATAAGAAAGATCGTATGATGCACGGTCCTAAAAAGACTGGGCATTCAAAAGACTCTCCAACATACAAACAGTTTGTTGCTAAAGCAAAGGCAGGTCCAGGTTTAAAGAGAGGAGAGGTCAAGAGATACGATAAGAAGAAAAAGAAATGGGTGAGTAACAAAGACTAATGACTATATTATTCATTGTTACATCAGGTATCCTGATATATTATGCCATGATGTTAATGTCACAGGGATGGACAGCAATGGATCAACCACCAGAGAAACCTAAACTTCATCCTGAGATGCAGGAGGTGAAGAATGGTGAGGAATTATTAGTAGTTAACTTCGCCAAGATTAATCCACGAGACCCATTACATCAAGCGTTGGAGAATAGAATAGAGCAAGGTCAGATAGATGACCCATGGGATGACGAAGATGATGATGACGATGGTGGAGCATTAGTACCAGCAATTAGGAAATAATATGGAAGATGATCCTTGCTCATTCTTATGGGATACAGGAGAGGAAGAGTGGTCTTCCTCACAAGACTCAGGTGACATCTTATTCGATGATGAACCTGTAATGAAACTAGATTTTAACGATTACAAATGACTTACTTTGCACCAGATAAGATTCCTTATGATGCATGGTTTGACCCAGAAATAGACCCTATGGATTTATCACCAAGTAGTTTCGAGCCTCAAGATGAGAGTGACGAAATAGAAAACGAAAAGACCATGCATGAGAAGATGTATGAGATTGCAACCTCTAAGTACAATCCGTTTGCAGTAGGTGGAAGCGAATCAATACGAGACAAAAGAAGAAGTGGCACAAACCCCTCTTGACAAAACTTAACAAAGCATATATAGTGTTAGTGTCTTCGGACATTTCATCTTACCCCTAACCAAGACCATGGGGATTCCCAATCGGGATTAGTCTTATCATACCGCACACAAATGTTCTTTTAATTTCAATGACTTCTATCTCAAGAAGAGAGCAAGGTTTATTGTCAGGATGGAGCGAGTTTTGTGAGTGGGTTACGAGTACAAACAACCGCATTTATGTTGGTTGGTTTGGAGTTCTTATGATTCCATGCTTGTTAGCTGCTGCTACTTGCTTTATCGTGGCATTTATTGCTGCTCCCCCTGTCGATATCGACGGGATCAGAGAACCAGTTGCTGGTTCTTTCATGTATGGTAACAACATCATCTCTGGTGCTGTCGTTCCATCTTCCAACGCTATTGGATTACACTTCTATCCCATTTGGGAAGCTGCCACACTAGATGAGTGGTTGTATAACGGAGGTCCATATCAGTTGGTAATCTTCCACTTCTTAATTGG